CGGCGTTTTACGCCCCGTGCATCCTCGACCCGAGGTTCGAGTACGAGGCTGCGGCGACGGCGATCATCCGTGGGGCGATCCTGCGGTGGAACGCCGCCGACACCGGGGCTGTCACGTCGCAAACCGCTGGGCCGTTCTCGGTCCAGGTCGACAGCTCTGTGCGCCGAAACGGCATGTACACCGAGCAGGAGATCGAGCAACTTCAGGCGATGTGCTCAGACCCGAACGCCGGCACGAACGGCACGGGGACGGCGTGGGGTTACGACACGATCCCCACCGGGACGGTTCAGCAGCACGCCGAAATCTGCTGCACAACCTTCAACGAATTTCACTGTTCCTGCGGGGCGAACCTCACGAAGTCGGGGCGCCCACTGTGGGATGGGTACGCAAGTTGAGGTTGACACCTTTGCCGTTCACCTGCCTGCATTTGCAGTACACCGCAGGTGAGGAAGACGGCCACGGCAACACCCTGCCCGCCTGGGCAGACCCTGTCGATGTGGCGTGCATGTGGTGGCCGGTTGGTTCTGAGGAACCCGCCGGACCTCCCACCGGCTCGGAACGTGTTGTCGGGGAACTGGCGCTGGTGGTTGATGTTTCGGTTCCGGTGGATCACCGGGACCGCTTCACCGTCCAGGGGCAGGTGTTCGAGGTGAACGGTTTAGCGAAGAACTACGACTATGGGCCGTTCGGGTTCACCCCGAACCGCAAAGTCGTCGAGCTGCGGATGGTCCGATGATGGCAATTAAGTTCAAGCGCAACGTCGCCGGGTTCAACGAACTACGCACCCGGCCCGCTACTGATGCGTGGACACGCGAGGAAGCCGAGAGATACGCCGCCACCGCGAACGCGATCCCGTCGACCACCTCTCCGGCGGCCACCGAGCCGTACTACGAGGTGGTGGAAGCTGGGATCGAAACGCGTGCCCGCTACCGGGTGAAGACCACCGGCCCGCGTGCTTCCCGCCACGAAGCGAAAACCGATGCGCTGCTAAGGGGTCTGTCCAGTGGCTGACCTGTTGATGCACGCTGACGCGACGTTGGTGGCCCGCAAGTACCTGCTGGCCGGCCTAGCCGAGCAGGGCATCACCGGAGTTCCAGTGGCCTCAAGGATTCCATCCCCGTTGCCGGAGTGGTTCATTCGCTGCTACGCCCTACCCGGGGCGGAAACCTGCATGCGGGTGCAGTGGGTTCGGGTCATGGTCCAGGTGTACGGCACCACTGACGAGTTCTGTTCACAGATGGCGCGGATCTGCGCCGCGGTGATGCGGAACGCCCCCGAAATGGCCGTCGATGTCTACGGTGACGGCCAGGAGTTGGCGCTGATCAACTCCGTTTCTGAGCTGAACGGGCCTTATCCTTCAGAGGATCCTGATTTGCCTGACTGGCCGGTATTCGCGTTTAACGTGGTGTGGCTCATGCCGAACCAGCTTTGGCTTAGCTGACTTGTCAGGTTTCCCCGTATACTGGCTCTAATAGATCGGCCCAGGCGGTGCTACCAACACCGTGATCCTGGGCCTAACCGATGAAAAGGATCGGCTGGTGACCAACGATACTCCGATAAAGCACGGCACCCGCAGCACCTACCTGCGTCACAAGTGCAAGTGCGAACCGTGCAAAGCTGCTCAAAGCGAATACAGCCGAAAGCGCCGGGGAGAGCCAAAGCCAAAGCCGGGGCTCCAGCACGGCACCCGCACCGGTTACAGCAGTTACAAGTGCAGGTGTGATGAGTGCAAAGCCGCTCAAGCCGAATACCACCGCAGCCGGTACACGCCGCGGCCCCGCCAGTCGCAGCCGCTCCAGCACGGCACCCGCAACGGGTACCAGAGTTACAAATGCCGCTGCGAACCGTGCAAGGACGCCCAGCGTGAGTACGCTCGCACTGAGAAGAAGCGGGATTCCAGCAAGACTCCGCATGGAACCGTGAATGGGTACAAGCACTATGGGTGTCGCTGCGACGAATGCGCCCCCCTCGGAAGGGCATCCGCCCGCAAGTTCCCGAAAAAGATCCCTGATCGACCGATCCCACACGGGACCGTGAACGGGTACACGAACTACAAGTGCCGCTGTGATGATTGCAATGCCGCGATGAGGGAAAGAGCCCGGCTGGAATATCGCAAAAATCCCGACAGGTCGGTGGAGTCAGCCAACCGCCGCCGGGCGCGAATGCGAGATGCATTCGTTGAGGATGTCCCGCGTCGGGAGATCTTTGAGCGGGATAACTGGCAATGCCAGATTCCCGGTTGTTTGTACCCCGGCATTCCAGCAAGCCTGGACGCCGGCCGCTACCATCCACTGCTCGCAAGCGTGGATCACATCGTGCCGTACGCCAAAGGCGGGCTGCATGAGCGATCAAATCTGGCTACGGCGCACCTCCGGTGCAACAAAGCCAAAAACGATCGACTTGAAGGCATCGCCTAGCTAACACAGTTCCAAACAAGTCTCGGCCCCCAGCATCCCGCTGGCGGGCCTATCTTGCGTCCCCGGTTGGGCGCTTTCCCGCAATTAGGAGAAAATCACCATGACCGCACCAACTACTCCAACAGCGCACACGCTGTCGAAGAACACGTTCGTCGGTACCCCGAAGATCACCGGCGGTATCTTCCTGGTCCCGCAGACCGTCGCACTCCCCACCGACGCCACCTCGGCCCGGCCGGCTGAGTGCATCCGCCTCGGCGGTGTGTCCGAGGACGGCTACACCTACAGCTCCGACCGCACCATCGAACGCCGGAAAGATTGGAACGCTCAGTCGGTGAGGAGCCTCCAGACCAGCATGGAGGAAACCTTCGAGATCACGTACATCGAGTTCTTGAACCCCGAGCTGCTCGCGGCGCTGTACGGCGACGAGAACGTGACCGTCATCCCCGCCGACGCCACCAACGGCACCCAGCTCTCCGTGCGGCATTCGGTGGAGATGCTTGAGCACGGCGCTTACATCATCGACACGTTCGACGGCAAGGTGAAGCGCCGCCGCTGCATCCCCGACGCCCAGTTGGAGTCGATGGAGCCGATCGTGGAGAAGCCGGGCGACTGGAGTGTGTATGCCTGCAAGTACGCCGTGTATCCCGACTCGCAGGGCTTTACCTCCTACGTCTACACCGTGCTCAACGATGCCACTGGCACCACCCCGCTGAAGGTTGATCCGGCGAAGGTGGATTCCCCGGTCGTCGCTGACACGACTGTCGCCGCCCCGAAGGCGAAGTAACTGGATCTCCTCCCGGCGCCGTCCACCGCCTTGGCGCGGCGCCGGGAGGTTTCCAACTAGCCGAGGCGATTGAAGGCGGAAAAGCGATGCCCAAGGACAAAGAGCCCGTGACCGATCCCGTTGAGCCGCAGTCTGAGCCGCAGCCTGAGCCGAAGCCCGGCGAGGCCGGGTATGACTGGTCGCAGCACTACGACACCGACAACCTGTACGTACACACGTTCCCTGATGGGACTGTGGTGGCGTTGAAGCCGTTCACGGCGATCTTCTCGAAGACGTGGTTGTACAAGATCCGCTCGTTGAAGACGAACGTCGATGTGGAGTTGGCGGCGATTGACCGGGGTACCTGCCCGCAGGCCCGCGCCGTCCTCGAGGGTTTACCTGATTCTGAGGGCGATCCGATCGACGAGTTGTGGGCGGCGTGGTCGACTTCGGACACGAAGAACGGCGACGGCGAAGGGCTGTCCTCAAAAAACTGATGTGGCTGGCCGAGCAGGTGGCCGGCCCCCTGGCGGATGCTCTGGACCGCGACCTGCGCTGCGACCGCATTGAGTTTGATTCGTTGGGTTGGCGCGGTCTGTGGGCGTACATCGTTGCGGCCCCGCCGGGGACTGCGATTTATCACGCCCGCAATGAGGGTTGGACGATCGCGGACCATATCGCGGCCGAGCAGCTGTATGAGTTGCGGAAGCTTGGTTGGCGTTACACCGCTTTGCATTTCAAGGGCGGTAAGGATGATCCGTTCCCTGAGCGGATTCCCCGCCCGGGTGTGGAACCGCCCGAGAAGTATGACGGGCCGACGTGGGAGACCGCGACGTTCGAGGAACTTGTTTCACCCGAGGTTTTGGAACTGCTACGAGGTTAAGGGAGGTGCGTCATCACTGAGCTAGGCGTCGCCTATGTGACCATCGCGGCTTCCACGCAGAACATGGAACGCGATATCCGACGTTCCCTGAACTCTGTTGACGGCTCTGGTGCGGGCCGCCGGGTGGGTGAGCAGTTCTCCCGTTCGGCTTCCCAGTCGGTGAACTCCGCGGATCTCGGTGGCGGTTTCCAAACGAAGATGGCGTCTGTCGGGGCTGTCGGGGCGAAGGCTTTGGGTGGTGCGTTGACCCTTGGGGTTGCCGCCGCCGCTACGACGATCACCGGGACGTTGGGTGCGGCCCTGTCGAAGGGTTTCGACCGGCTTAAGTCCATTGATGACGCGAAGTTCAAGCTGAAAGCCCTTGGTAACTCGGCGGCTGATGTCCAGGACATCATGGATTCCGCTTTGGAGTCTGTGAAGGGCACCGCGTTCGGCATGGGGGACGCCGCGAACATTGCGGCGTCCGCTGTCGCTGCCGGGGTGCAACCCGGCAAGGAACTGACTTCGTACCTG